GGAAAAACGGGTGTGGCTCTACATGCATGGCTGGCCCTCAGCCAGCCGTGTCAACGAAATGCGGTGCATAAGCGTCGAGGCGTTCGAACGCCTGAAGGAGCGGAATCTTCGGTCCCCATTCTGGCCCTGCTGAAGCTGCCCAAAAGGCTGCCTCCTGGTCTGAATGGGGGCGTACGTTGGCCCTGATGCGCAGGGCGGTCTCCTCAAACGTCGCCTCGGCTCCCTTATGGAGGATGAGTTCATCTGGCAGGGCTGCTGACGTGCCCTCCTGCCTGTGGTACTCTGACAAGCACAAAAACGCATTCGCCAGAGGCGGACACTCTTTCTCAAAGGCAATGGCCCGAGCTAAGAATGCCGCAGATCCCACATCGTGGACGTCCGTCTTCTTCCCATCACGCCAAGCGAGGCGCGCGATGGTGGAGGTGGTAAAACAAGACGAAACAATGTTGCGCCGGATGGATGGACACAAGAAGCCACTTGTGTGCCCCGACTCAACCGAGAAATCGAAACCAGTAAAGGTCGCGACCTCGTCCACGCGGAAGAACAGCTTCATATTGAAGCCGAACTTCTTCCACAAATCCTGGATCATCTGCTCGTGTTCCTTCAAAGTGACAGGAACCTTAAGGATGGAATCATCGCCCTCGAACCAATCTATGGCCGGCAGCACCGCGTCGTGCGTCCCCGGTTTGTGCCAACGGCTGGCAACTCGCGCGCCGTTGAGATACTTGATCGGTTCGTGCGTGAGAACATGCGCCCACAGAAACGCATTGATAAAACCATTCAAGCCAGAAGTCCCCGCGTGGCCGGAGCGACGAATCGCCGCGACAATATGCTTAGTGCCGGCGGCACTGCGGAGCTTGAACTTCTGCTTGGTGTTTATCTCCATGTGGGCGTCGCCCAAGGCAGCAATGAACAAGGGGTGGTCCATGAGGACTCTGGTAATGTGATAAAGGATGATGTTCTCAGTGTCGTCTCGGATCTTGGCATTGCAGCAAGCATCCCACGCCGACCCATCTCCCTCCAAAACAGCGTACTCCCCCTTCGGCGTGCTGGCCTTGGCGAGGCCGCGCTTCACTTCCTCCATCGCCTCGTTCTTGGCCTTGTACTTAATGTGATGGCCTTTGCGGTACTCGTACCAAAGCTCATCAAAGCACTTGATGGCAAACTTTGCCGCCACCTGGCCCTTGTCCTT